ATTCCCCAGGGACCGAATACAGGTTATCCTATCTTATATAACAGTCGCGATGAGCAGCAGGGATCAGCCTTCTCGTATTCTATGTTCATATTCATCCACCCCGACACATTTGAACTAACCCCTGCAGGCTCAGAAGCGAACAACCCGGCGGCAAGCAGTGGCTCACAGGTGAAACTCAAGCATATCTTCCACAAGGGTAGCGACAGTGGTTTCCCGAATTTGGCTCCCGCCGTCTTCGTAGAGAGCAACTCCAACACACTCCGCGTCTATATGAATACTGTAAATGCGTGGGATAATCACGTAAGCGTGCCGAACATACCAGTCGGCAAGTGGTTCCACCTTGTTATCTTACTCAAGGGCGTCAACCTAGATATCTACATCAACGGTAATATCGCTGTCCGTATGAAGCTCCCTACGGTGCCGAAGCTCAATACGGGACCTCTGTACGTAATGAAGAACATGTACTTCCCCGATAAGACCGGCTACGATAAGGATCTCTTTGCGGACTACTCCGTTGTAGGACCAATGAAGGGAATGGTAAGCCGCCTCAAGTACTTCTCGTATGCGCTCAACTATGCGCACATTGACTCTCTCTACCGTGAGCGCGCCAACACCCAGAGCATTGTCAGACAGGCTATTGACGAGGCTGGTGCGAACCCTCCATACTTCTGGGACGACTGGTGGGTCAACAAGTACTAAACACCGATTCTCGGGTTTTTTCATATGAATTCGTATTACGAACTCGTATAAAAATTGGGGCGGTTGGAAACTTAGCGAGCGAATTTGAGACCACCCAAGCCACTGCTAATCTCCAAGAAATTCAGCGTTTCCACAAAGGTATATAGATTGTACGTATAACCCGCAAGATAAGGAATCGGCGCAACATCAACATCCATCTCTAGCCGGTCAATACGACTTGTATTTAGTGTGCCTGTTGGCTGCTGGACCGATGAACCGTTCAAAGAGAAACTGTACGCATTGATCGGCCACATCTCGTACTGGCTCGCCACACCTAAATTCTGGGCTGTTGCCGAATTGCCCTCCATATACCGGAACGGCACGTACTTCTTAAAGTAATCGTTATCCTGGCTATCAAACAAAGCGTTACCGTTGGCAGTGATAAATACGTTGAGCAAAATATCCCGCTGAATTCCCGCAAGATTAATGCCTGAACGACCAATCGGCACGTTGATCGCACCTGGGTACGGTGTCGGTGCAAAGTATGGTATAATGCCCAAAGATGCCGCATTTGTACAGACAGAATTGGGATACGTCCAATAGGGCGTTGGTGTTACAAATGGACGCTGCGATCCTAACGTATACATCCAGTTGGTTAGATTGATATTCTGATTACGATATGTGAGGGCGTCGCTACGTCTTGCGAAATATACAAGTCTGGTTGCTACATTATGTACATCCAATCTATATGTATTTCGGGTACTTATACCGTAGAATGTAAACCACTGGACTTGTCGGACATTATAGCGTAGTGTTTTGCTTGTAAACATCAGACGGACATCGTCTTGTAGGAATGTATAAGTTCCTTCTAGAGTTGCTTCTAACGGCCAACCATCTAGAAGCGGCACAGATCCAGAAATATCTGTCAGGAAAAACTTCATAGAACCACTCAAATCGGTGTTTCCGCCGTATAAATCGGTCATTGAGAGGGGGAGATTTCCGTAGAGTTTCTGATTCCAAATCTGGGTGTATCTATCAACGGATGTTCCGTCAGGCAAATACGAGGGAGCAAGCGTCTGAACTCCAGGACGCACCCTCGCTCCTGACAAATCAAGAATCGTATATAAGTCGCGGATAGGGCGTAACTGGATCGTCACCTCAGAATCATGGTACTGGAGACCTACCAGAGGTAGGGCGTTCTCAGGGAAATCGCTAAACCATAGACCCAGCGGAATACGTAGAATACGCCCAGGAATAGACGCCGAGTTATTCTGAGTCGGAAACGGATTCGTCTGACTGCCACGCCAGCTGATAACATTTGGATATCCATCTCCTGCTGGAACGGTCGGATCGGCGTAAACACCATTTGCAGGGTCAAAGCACTCTGGCACATCGCCTACCATCACGCGCCATTTGCTATAGGTATCACTATCATAATCTAGCATTGCGCGAGCGGAAATCCAATCACTATTAAATTGCTGTATTGTCTGACCGCCAATTGTAAATGTAATTGTTTCAATCATACGAACGCCGATTTGACGGACCCACGCAAACTCGTATGCACGGTCCACTGTGACTTCCTGGTTTCCGTTGGCGTCTAGAATCGGATTTCCGTATTGGTCAACTGCGGGTCTTAGATACGCCTTACTGAAAATATCTGGTAAGTTAATTCTTAGTACTAAATCACTTAGAAGGTCGCCTTGACGGGGGATTTTTGCTTTGAGAAGAATCGGCGCATCAGGTAATAGAAGGTTCGGACCATCTAGCGTAATCTGAATCGGCTCTTGGGAAAAGTGCGTATAGCGTTCAAAGGACTTATAAAAGTATGTTGTCTGCGGATTTCCATTAAGAATAATATTCTCGTTTCCGTAGCAAACTAATGACAGTAAGCCGCCCGGCATATCTAATCGGGTAAGGATAATTCGTAAGCACGAAAAGACGCACACTTACTTAGAGGATTATGTCTGTGAATGCTCCTGCGAATCTCCTTGTTAGTAATAATGTAGGATACACTCCTACAGTCTCATCTGTGAGTATACTAATAGGGATTGTTGTTGTGGCGTTGGTTTGCGTCGGGGCAGCCGTAGCTTTCCATTATTATCAATTACATGAAAGCCCCTGGTGGTCCGAACGGGCTAAAGCGAGCAGTGCTTTATGGGACTGGCTAGACGCTTTTAGAAGCGCACCGTCTTTTGGACAATATGGAAATCTGAAAGAAGTTCCCAGTGGACTTCAACTCTCTGCACCCCTACCTGTAATGCCTCCGCCGGTAGAACAGATATCGTCGCCCTCGCCGCCACCGGTCGCCTGGTGTTTCGTCGGCGAAGACCTCACCGGTCGCTATTGTGTGAAAGTCCCTTCCGCAGAATCGTGTGACCGTACCCGTGTTTTTAACTCCCAGCAAGACTGCGAATTACAAGCTGGCAATGCGATGCCCGCCGGTGTTGTATCAGCACATGATGGACGTAAAAAAACACCTCTAAGTTCTGGGCTTCTTACACCGTGAGAGGGGCGCGTCGGTTCCTATAAATAACATTGCTCATATTCAATAGGGAATGAGCGAACTGTTCAGTCAGTTATCAAATAATGTTATGTATCAACTTCATAAGGCAACCTATAATCCCGATGCTGAAGAGTTTGCTGCGCAAAAGGCGGCATCTGCTGCCGATATTAGCGGCTCCGATATTAGCGGTAGCACTAAATCTGATATCAGCGGTGCCGACATTAGCGGTGCCGATCTCAGTGGTGCCGACGTCAGCGGAGTCATGTGTTTTGGAGCAACAATTCAACTTGGTCCCACTAAGTTTTTCAAAAGCGACGTCTTTGATGATTATACGCAAACTCTTGTAAAAAATCCTAAGAAAAAATACACGTTTAAAACTCTAGATGAGGCAAAAGTAGCGTGTCAGACAATGACAGAAACTACAGGAATATTAGCAGCAAATAGTCTTTTTTATATTTATACAGGTGATGCTACATTAGTAGATAAGATTGAACCAAATTCTCCAACTAGTGAACGAATTGCCAGTCAGAATCCTACATTCGTCCCCGCAATGACATGCGAGGCTATGGCGGATGCCGAAGAGCGTAAAACGTTCAGTGTAAAACGATTGTTTAAGCGCGCATTTAGCATCACTGGCAAAGTTGTCGGCGTCTTTTTAATTCTTGCTCTTTGTATATTCGGCGCTTCTTTAGCGACAAATCTCAACGTATATCGCGCCTTACCTTATAGATTGCTGTATGCAATTTACGGCGCCATATTCTTCTTTGTTGTCATACCTTATGTTCTACTGTGGCGCTGGGCATACCAACATAAGCGCCCACGATTCTATGCCCTAATTCCCATTTTTGGAACACCATTTGAAAATCCTATTGCCGCTACTCTCCTCAGCTGGTTCACATTTGAACCGGATGACGAAATGGCTATGTTAGATGGATGCCGATAATCACTTACTGTAGTGTTTGTACACCATATACCCGCCGACACCAATACCAATCCCTGCTATCAAAAATAGCAACGATTGTGTATCAAGAAATGAACGTCCACGCTGAGCTTCCGCCGCCTCCTGAAACGAAAACTTCTGCATTACAGACAAATCTACTATAGAAAATACGAACTCGCGCCAAGTAATCTCGGACTTGCCGAGCTGAGCATTAATTGTATTATGCATATTGAATAGCCATCGGATGAGCTGCTGCTTATCCACAACTGCATCCTTAATTGGAAGTTTCTGTAAATTCATTTTATAATGCTCCTTGCATATCGGGCACGGTATCATAAACTGTAACGATTCAAAGAAGTCAACGGCAGCCTTCTGTTCATCCTCTGTCGGAAAAGATGGATAGCCGATCGTTACAATATGCATTGTCTTCCAAAAAATAGGACCCCATACCGCTGGACCCATTCCAATCGGCGGAAAATTATCCGTTTTTGGCGGAGGCGTCCCTTTCAAATTCTCAGGAAGTTCAAGCTTTGCGTCAGACATTCTCTTCTGTTCTACTATTTTCGGAGGTTTCACTTACCGTAGTAAACTTACCAATGGGGTTAAATCCTTAAAAAAAGTTGGAGCACCCATTTAATGGAGTGCGTAAATTGTGGGCAATATGGTCATACATTCCGGGATTGTACTGCGCCGGTAATGTCGTTTGGTATATGCGCTATTAAGTTTTTAGAGGGAGTACCTTACTATCTTCTCGTTCGTCGCCGTGATTCTCTATGTTATGTGGAATTCTTGCGAGGAAAGTATAAAATGGATAAGATTGACTATATCAGTTTATTGATAAACGGAATGACAATAGAAGAACGGGGGCGACTACTCGTAAAACCGTTTGAAAAACTATGGTCCGATCTTTGGAACGGACAAAACACCCGACAATTCCGAACCGAATTTGAAAATGCTCGTCGTAATTTTGAAAATCTCAAATCTACCGGCGATCGTAACGGAAAGACAATGGCGCAATATATTGAAACTGCTACCGGTAAATTTACCGAAGCCGAATGGGGATTTCCTAAGGGACGACGTGCCGTTGGTGAAAAAGAGCAACAATGTGCGTTACGTGAATTTAAGGAAGAGACTGGTATTCTGCCGAAATTTATTCATATTCTTGACGAATCTCCCCTTATAGAAGAGTATACCGGCACCAATAACATTCCCTATAAACAGACCTATTTTGTGGCTTGCTGTAAACCCAATATTATTGCAAGTATTCAACCAAATAATCATATTATGAAACGGGAAATTGGAGATATTAATTGGTTTACATACGATGCGGCAATGTCTCATATTCGTGAATCTAATGTACAAAAACGCACGGTTATGACGGAACTTCATCGGCGAATTATGGAAGGAGGTCTACGGGCAAAAATTGTGACAGCACTGGAGTGGGAGACAAAGTAATTTTCTGCGTTATTATTAAGATGCCCAATAACAATACCAAAAAGAATAAGAATAAGCCAGCGAATAACAAGAAAAACAATACGAAGAATAACAAGCCGGCAAATAACAAGCCGGCGAATAACAAGACGGCGAATAACAAGCCGGCGAATAACAAGCCGGCAAATAACAAGCCGGCGAATAACAAACCGGCGAATAACAAAACGGCAAATAACAAGCCGGCGAATAACAAGACGGCAAATAACAAGAAGAATAACAACGGCAACAATGCCAAGGCGCGTATTCAAGAGAAGGTCAATGAAGCAAGAGCAAACGCGGCTGCCAGTAACACCATTGTAAACAATGCTAGTGTAAACGAGGCGGTCCAGCATTGCCAGCATTCATTACCATTCATTAGGGAGAAAGCAAAGAACTTAGGTAATAATGACCCGGATGCCAACTACTGGAAAGCATCTCTTAACTTTCTAGAAGAGCACTGCCCTATTATTGAAAAGCATGCAAATACAAATTCTAGCAAGAATTATGTCAAGCGTGTAAATACATTTGTAAAGGCAAGCGCACCCGCTGCCAGAAAGCGTTCGTGGTGGTAAACGATTTAAATTCGCCCTACAAACAGAGAGAATGGCGGAGGCGCCGACTATACAACCACAGGTTATGCAAAATGCGGAACCTATGGCTACACTTGTTGCCGAGGATGTAAAAACTTGGGATTCCGAAAAACTCCAAACCTATGCTCAAAAGTATTGGCGCAAAGACGAAAAAAATACTCAGAACGTTATTGACGCCGATTATGGCAAAATACTTGCCGGACCCCTTGATGACCGTATTCGTGATGCAATCCTAAATGAACTTACATCTCGTAAACTTGCTATTCCTAGACCACAAGAGTGGATTGAACGACGGGATCAAGAGTACGGTTTATATCCCGATGTATCGGACCCTAATTTTGCCGCACGCCTTGCTCGTAAAACCGAGTTCTACGAACTCCGTTCAGACCCCGTTCCAGAAGATAGTTGCCAACGAGCCATCGGTGAGTTTAGCACCACATCTATTCAGCGCCTTGTTGCCCGTTTCTTACATCCTGATACTCCTTACAATGGAGTATTACTGTATCATGGTGTAGGCGTCGGCAAGACCTGCTCCGCCGTAACGGTTGCCGAAACGTTCCTAGAAACGATGCCGTACAATAAAGTCTATATTATCGCACCCCAGGCGATCGCCGAGGGATTCTACCGAACTATTTTTGACGTAAACCGTCTTGTTCCTACGACGCCTGAAGAATACGCACTCACCAAGGAGTTCTGGAAGTCCCCACAATGTACAAGTATGACGTATGTCCGCCTTGCCGATATGGCAAATAATCGCAATCGTGACGAAATTAAGAAAGAGGTAGATAAACTCATTAAGTCGCGCTATAAAATTATGGGTTATCTCGCCTTCGCCAACTGGGTTCTCAAACATTTCAAGGAGATACCAGATGCTATTACCGGTGTTGCGCGTGACGACCGTAAAATAGCCATTATGCGTCAACTCTTCGCTGACCATCTGCTCATTATTGACGAGGCGCATAATCTCCGCGATGCTGACCCTGGTGATGAGGCAGCGGCAGAAGGTGCCGCCGCCGACGAACCGGATCGCGTTCGTCTTACCGAGCGCGCCGAAGGAAAACGCCTCACCCCTATCCTACAAGATATTCTACGCGTCGCTGATGGACTCCGTCTAATGCTAATGACCGCCACTCCTATGTACAATACCGCGCCCGAAATCGTCTTTCTACTCAATCTACTAAGTCTAAACGACGTGAAGGACGACTCAATGCGCCTAGAGGTATCCCAAGTATTTCAGGCGGACGGGCAATTTAAAGAAGGCGGCGCAGCGGCGCTCAGCCGGCTAATCAAACGCTACGTCAGTTATATGCGCGGCGAAAACCCCAATACGTTCCCGCTTCGGCTTACGCCCGCAGAAAGCAATAGTCTAGAGTTTATAAATACAAATTACCCTACCCGCAGCATTGCTCGTAAGGAAATGAAAAAGGGGCGAGAAGACCGTGTAGGACGAGTCACGTGGAGCGGCAACGATAAGAACATTATGAAGCGCCTCCCTCTATGGATTCACGATATACGTAGCACGTGGGTAGGCAATAATCTACGTGGATATTTGAAAAAGTACCATACACAAGAAGTAGACGAGGCAAACCGCGGTGCCGAAATTAGCGATTTTATCCTTGACCGCACTATGCAAATGGGAAATATCTATTATAAAAATGGTACATACGGACGTGATGGATGGAATAATTATTTTAAAGAAAACATATCTACATTTCGTACAACCAAGGTCAAACAGTACCGCTGGTCTGCGGAAGACGGTGCCGTAACCGCGCAAGACATATTCGGCGCAGAGGCTCTCAAACAGTACGCCCCTAAGATTGCTGCTATTGTAGATTGTATTGACCGTGGCGAAGGTATCTCCTTTGTCTATTCTCGCTACGTCAAAGCAGGAGCGTTGCCTATCGCAATCGCACTTGAACTCCGTGGCTGGGTACGCGTATTAGCCGACGGAACGCCCGCGCCTCTATTAATTCAGGAGGGAGCAGCAAGGGCTACCAAATACTACATTCTTTTAACATCCGATGACGGTCTTTCCCCCAATTTTCCTGGGCTTCTACGCTATGCTACAACGTTCAAAAATATGGAGGAAGTGGGCGGGTCCAAAGTGAAGGCGATTATCGGCTCTCAAGTCGCATCCGAGGGTCTAGATTTGAAATATATACGCCAAATCCATTTACTAGACGGATGGTACCATTTGAATCGTATTGAACAGATTGAAGGTCGCGGTGTTCGTTTTTGCTCGCACGTTGAATTACCGCTAGAAAAACGTAATTGTCTCATCTATTTACACGCCGTAGATGTCGGCAAATACGAAACTGCCGACTTATACGCCTACCGCCTTGCCGTTCGTAAGGCGCAACCTATTGGTCGTGTTAGCCGTCTAATGAAAATTAATGCGTGGGATTGTGTTCTTAATCTCAATGCTGTGCTACTCAAGGATATGAAAGACCGCGCAATTGTTGATGCCCTCGGTCGTACAGAGACCGTCCCCCTTCGCGATGAACCGTTTACAAGTCTATGCGATTTCTTAGGAGATCCTATTTACAACGAGGACGGTGATGTTGTTGATTATGAATGTAAGCCGTATAAATGCGCGGCGGAGACGGAAGGCGAACCTGGCTCCAATGAAAGTACCCAAAAGGAGTACGATTTCCGTCGTGTATTTTTACAACGGCAACAATTGCTCATTGATTTTTTTAAAACTGAAACCGTCATACAAGTGGATAAATTACTGTCCTTATTTTACCACGATATTCCAGAATCGTTTGCGAAAATTGGTCTACGCGATGTACTGGATAAAGTGCGCATTCATCGCAATGATGGAATTTATGGCACCTTGAAACTTGTGAATGATTATATTGTATTCCAGCCCGAAGGCGTAACGGATACTATGATACCGATGGCGCTCCGCTACGGTCGTGCCTACGGTCGTATGCCCCGTGAGTTTGAACCGCCCCGTGGTACCCTTCTATCTATAGATGGACTTACACTAGAGCCGCCGCGTCCTGCGGCTCCTGTACCGGTGGCGCCTGTAGCGGTTGTTGTAGATGTAGGGGAGGAGAGTGATGAGCGTCTTGCCGCCGATGCCCTTAAAAAACTCCGTGAATGGGATAGCGTTCTAACAAAGATTCTAGAGACGAAGCTCTGTGGTCCTATTGCCACAGTTGATATTCCTAAACTGGATACACTCGCCGGCTGGCGGTGGGTTTTCCGCTATTTCCGTACTTTACCCGATGTCCGCCCTATTGCGTACCATTGGTTTATGGAGAATTTCTGGACCTACAAACAACAACTCGCTGTATTCCGTACTTGGCTCACGCGTGGTCTTGATAAACTTATCGGCTATGAGCGAGAATGCGCAAAGGTCTTTACAAAAGAGAATCACCGTATTGAACTGTTCCAGAAAGATAAGGTGAATCGTATTAGCGGATGCGTGATTTATAATATGTCGGTCGGTGAGGCGGGCGCAATACAAACTTATTGTCAGTATGGCGGTTCTATATCACAGTGTACGGCGGTATTCAAAGAGGACGTTAATTCCATTTTAGGACCGGCGATTGACCGCCTGACAAATACCGGTCCCTACTTTGGTTTCCTGGTCTCCAAACAAAAGACGATTGTATTCAAGACTGTGGATAAGGATAAGGGTGATATTAAGGGTGCCGAATGTGCAAATACGAGCAACCTCGGTAACCACGAGAAACGTATTCGTGCTATTCACGATATTTTCCGCGCAGCGGGCGATCCTATTGCGGGGCTACTTCTTGCCGATAAGCCGGCTGACAAGGCGACCGATAAAGTGCGCAAGGATCGCGGAAAGGAACTTGCTAACCAATTTGAAAAATCCGACGTAGCCTTTACTGGTGAACCCATAAAGCATACAACGGACCTGACTCTCAAACAAATATGCCCGTATATGGAGTTTTTGTTACGATACGCCGACCGCCGCGCCATAGGCGGCACACGCTGGTTCCTATCAGTGGTGGACTCGGCGCGGGCGGGGGTCAAGATGACCTGAGGGGTGGGCGCGGGGGCTTAAAATTTGAAACCTCTCAAACCATTAGGAGATAAGTAAAGGATGTATCACACCATTTACTTAGATGAGCGTGTAGCATTAACGCCTACGGAGACAAATAACATACATAAGTCCGACGACGTGAAGGATATGCTCGTAATGAAACTCAAGGAGCGCCACGAGTCCAAGTGTAATGCGAACGGCTATGTGAAGCCCGATTCTATTGAACTCGTCGCCCGCTCCGCTGGAGCCGCTGAAAACGGTCGCTACACCGGCAACTTCGTCTACGATTGTAAGATGAAGTGCGATGTACTCTATCCTAAGGGTGGTATGGTAATGCCAGTACTTGTTATCAAGGTCACGAAGATGGGTGTTTACGCCGTCTTTGAAGAGGCAATTCGTATCCTGGTGCCTCGTGATATTCATATTGGCAATACCGCTTTTGATAGCATCAAAGAGGGTGACATGATTAAGGTTCGTCTTGAGCGCAGTGAAATTAAGACAAACGCTCCTTTCATTATGGCGGTTGGTAAGTTGGTAGAGGAGACAGAAGAGGCTCCCCCTGCGTAAAATGAAATTGATGAAACACTTGTCTCTTATTAACTATGTCGGCACCCGGTACTCTATCTCCTGAAGAATACGAGCGGCGTAAGGCATTTCTAGAGAGTCTGAAGGGTCTAACAAAGACAGAGCATATTGAGATTATCCGAATTTTACAAAAACATTCGGCGGAGTTTTCCGAGAATCTAAACGGAATCTTTTTCAATTGCTGTAATCTGGCACAGCCCGTATTTGATGATCTTGAGCTTTTCATCAAGTTCACCCAGACGAATCGTAAGAATCTTGCCGACCGCGAAATGTATCTAAGCTCTTTAACCCGGAGTACGGGACTAGTTAGTGATACATCGGTCTAAGCGTAGCAATACGGCACCGGTCTAAATGATTCGCCGCTTTATAAATATAAATGGTTCATTGGAATGAATTATCAGACTTTCTAAAGTCTAATCCGTTTCAAACATACAATGTTAAGGCTTTGGAATTGCTAGTGCCTGAGCGAAAGGGCATAGATCACTTTCCGATTCTTGCCGATACGACGGCAGCGGCTCCTGTGGTACCAGCTCCTGTGGTAGCAGCTCCTGTGGTAGCAGCTCCTGTGGTAGCAGAAGAGGCTCATCCTATTACAAATCTGTTCACGCCAACTCCCGTACTCAATCTTGCTGCTAAACCGCTAAAGACTCCCAAAATTCATATACAGAAACATACTCTAGATCCTATTGTATTTGGTATTGAGATGATTGATATTCTATATAATGATTCGCCTAAGGCGAGCAAGCGCCAGATGGAAATTAACGAAGCCCTACGCTGTGAATCCCGTATTGATGAACTCTATAAGTCTCAGGGTGGACGTTCGCGTGGATGGACCAAAACAATGCTAGAAGCCATTATTCGCCCCCGCTGCGCATCCGGCGGCGACCTCTACGAACTCAAGCAAGCCAAATCCGTCTTTCTATGGCAAGTCGTCAAGAGTGATAAATCGGTCTCGGCATTTCTAGATTTTCTATGTGTCGCAAAGCAGATTCAAGTTGCTATTTGGGATAATGATGCAAAGATGATTACTGTATACCCTGCTGCCGATTATATTGGTGAAGGATCTATGGGGGTGAAGGGACTATATAATGTAACCGATACCGGTATGCCAATGTCGGTTGAAGGTATTCGTACCGGAAAGGACTTAATCGGATACGCTACAACGTATTCTTGGACGCTTTTGCCCTCCTCGTCAGTTATTCATAGTCTGGAGAAACTGACTTTGGGAGAATTAGAATCTGTCGGAAAGAAACTGGGGATGGCAGAGGTGACCGGGTCTAAGGTGGAACGCATCGCCGCCATTGCCGGATACAAATTAAAGTCCCGACTTTTGGCGGGGACGGTCTAGCGAAGCAGGACCGGTAGCCGTTAAAACGGCACCGGTCTAGCCAGGGGCGGAGATAAAAGTTGATGGCTTTAAGCAAAAAGTCTCAGACTTAATAGAAGTATGTCCTTAGAGCTCAAATCTGTCGAATCCCAAGCCTTGGACACGCTATGGGTAGCGTGGGAAAACGCTACAGAAACCGAGATTGAGGCAACATTTAAGCGCCCTGATAATAAAGAACTAGATTATACCTCGTTCTTGAATGTTATTAAGCATTTACGTAGTATGGGACTACAGGAGGCAGTTCAACCACCTAAACTGAACA